TTTCGTCAACTTTAATATAAGTATTAACTCCGCTCTCTCTTTTAACTTTTAATTTCCACATAGTAAAAGCCACGAAGCGCTGTTTTTAATTTACAACTATTAACATTCCTTTCATGTGCTCTTTCCGAACTTTGCCAATTGTTTCTTTATTTTCGTTCTTAATAAAAAAAACATATCCAATACCTGCAATATGCTTTTTAAAAAAGCTTTTAGCGTTAGGCATTAACTCTATAACTTGTTCTTTTACTTTTTTGTTAAACGTTTTTTCAGTTGTTTGAATTTTCATATTATTTGTTTTTCCGTTTTCCATACTGTAAATATACGACTTTTATTTACATAAACAATACAAAAATGTAATTATTTTAAAAATAATCACAAAAAAAGGGCGACCATTATAGCCGCCCCCTCCTATGGAAAGTAAAAGAAAAGTTTACGTTGTTTCAAGTAAAGCTTTACCAGCAGTAAATCCACCTTTAACCAATACTTGTGTATCGTTAGCAGAAACAAACTGTACTAATTGTCTTTCAACAACAATAGTATATTGTCTGTTCTTTAGGTCGTTGCCGTTACGTCCTATTTCGATTTCAGTATCAAGTAATAAACCAACGTTAACCGCAGATAAATCACCACCGATAAAATCAATACCAGTTCCAAGGCTTGCAGTAGTTGGTATCAACTTCATACCGCTAACCATTGTGCCATCAGCCGATTTGAAAGGCGGCATAATGTAATTGTTATTAGCGTCCTTAGCTACCTCCATTTCAGCCATTTTACCCGAATCGATGAAAACCGCGCTTGCAGTACCGTAAGAATTGTAAACCTGTAAAGCAACCGCTTTTAAAACATCCCAGTTTGTCGCGTTGTCTACTTTACCTACAAGACCATCACCACCTTTAACACCTACACCACCATCAAAAGCAGTAGCATATTCAGTTAAACCTTTCAAGTTGTCGCCTGTACCGTCACCAGTAAATAAACCATTCTCAACAACAATATCCAAACGCTTTAACAAGTTGTTTTGGATGTAGTTGTATAAAGAATTGCTATATCTCAACAAGTCTTTAGTTACAGTACCAGCAGCCGCAACAGTCTTAGCTTTTGCAGTTCTTTCTTCGTATCTAACAGAAGCATCTGGAGAAATATCCTCCTCTCCAATGAAAATTGGCGCGCCTTGCTCGTCTAATTCCTCAATCCACATTAAGAAAGGCTCATCAACTGTTAAAGTATTAATTGAAACCTCTGATAAGTAGGTTAAAATACGCTTTCTTAAAGCGGAAATAATCCCTGTATCTTGCGTGATTGACGTTTGAGAAGCTGAACCAGATGCTTCGATTGTGTTATAGTCACCCATAACAACAGGTGCTTTAACCGCAATCCTAACTTTATCGCCACCGTTAGCAACGTTTTTAATTGCTTCCGAATTATCTTTTAATGCAGAAGATAAAGCCGCTTTAAAAGTCTTTTGCTTTTCAACCCCTTTACCCATAATCGAAAGGTTTTTAACCGCTTCATTAAGGTTTTTGAATTGTAAAGCTTGGCTTTCTTGAATCTCTTTCTGCAATTTATCCAAATCTGCCTTATCCGCTTTTGACTCGATAGCCTTTTCACGAACTTCGTTCATCCCTTGGTTAAACTCGTTAGATAAATCGTCCTTTTTTAACGCTTCTAATGCGTCAAAATCTTCTGTACTCAACTCCTTAGCTTCTAAGAAATCTTTCCAAGTTGTCTTTAATGTAAAATTCACTTGTATAAGTTTTAATAATTAATATAATGATAGATGCTTTTCTTCGGCTCTAAAGGCTCGTTTGCTTTGGCAGTGCTTGGCGCGGCTGCTTTATCGCTTTGAGTTTTATCTCCATTTGCATCAAATATCCCTGTTAAATCGTTACTCCCTAGCGTCACGGCAGAGGTTTCAAACTCCCTCGCTTCCTTAACCGCCCAGAAATAACCGTACTTTTCTACTTCCTCAAAATTTCCAATCTTTGGAAGTAGCTCTGTGTAAAGTTTGTACTCCTCTTCATAACTAGCATCGTCAGCAGCCAAAAAGATTTGTATGTATTGCATCCCTACGCTATGTTGCTTAATCTGTCCACGTAACATTTGATTGAAAAACTTTTCATCGTCCGCCTTATAAATGGCAACATCTTTTAATAATGCCTGCGTCATTTTATCGCTATCATAACCAAACGCTTTAAAGCTATCAGAATGCTCATAAGCTTTTAAAACTTGCCCCATGATATTGCCTATCTCCATTTCGTGATCAGACAAATAAAGCTGGTTTTTATTCTCGCTTATCGATTTAGCAAAGCAGCCGTTTAAATGTACATCGCCATGACTATCAAGATAGTTGTAAGTATTGGCTATAATCGTTCTATAAATCACCTCATCCGTATCATCCGGAAGTTCTTTACTTGCGTTATCCATTTTAAATGGCTTAGCACCTACTACCGCCCCGTCAGTGTATTTACGTGATGCCTTTTTAAGCTTTAATATCTTGCTTTTGTTGGCAATTATATCTTTTATTTGTTCTTTACGCGTCATTTCTTAAACCTATTTCGGTAATAATACCAGTTATATCTTCATCATCTAGCTGCTCGATTATCCTACCTTGTAGCCCTTGTGGTAATGTTGTCAACCTTTCCGACCAGCTTTGATTAAGTACATCAATATTTGACTTGTCAATCATTAAACTATAATCGCTACCCGTTAACAAATTAACCTCGTTTAAAAACTGCGCTTCAAACTGATTAATAAAAAGCTTCATGTAAGGGATTACCACATCAATGTACACAGATTTCAATGCCTCTTTATAATTAGCGTATTGACTGGCATCTGTATCTCCTGCCAATTGACTAGGGTAGTTATAAACGCCACATATCTTTCGTACGTGCTGAACATCCGATTGAATAAGTTGTAAATCATTCGAGGTCATCCCAATTTGGGTAAAATCAACCGCATCCATTGACTGGACAATTTTATTAAACTTATCCGCACCACCTAGCAACCCTTTGAGCTTATCTTGTAACCAATTAAACGCTTGTTGCGTCATTCCTCTACCGTCCTTATTTTGCTTTGGCGAAATAATACCAGCAGCACCGCGGTTGTTAAACAGCTCCTTTTCCGCTTCACCTCTATTATTTGAAGCTAAAACAATATCCCAAACCGCCTGCAATGGGCTTAACCCGTCATTCTGATTCTTAACCGCTAAATTATAAGGAAGCCTAATAATTATTAATTGCTCGGTAGGTATCTTATACCTGTTCGCGCTGTCTTGAAAATAATAATAACTAGGGGTTTCGTAAAAGCTAATTAACCCCGTTTCTGGTGTTACATATTGATTTGGTAAAACGTGCAATTCATCAGCGATCAACCCGTCGCCCTTCTTTTGGATGTAACAAACCCCAAATGTTAAAAGGTTGGTAAATGCTAATCTTAGCCCCTCTTCCTTCCCGTAGCTTTCATTCCATTTGTCCTCAAACAAAAACTTATATTGATCGTTTTCGCTAGCTTCCTCATCCCTATTTAAAAAGTTAAGCGGTAAAGATGCGCACTTTGAAGCGATGGAATTAATTACAGAATAGACAATAGGGTTCTTAGTATAGCCCTTATCCCATAGGTCAGATTCGGAAACTATCTTATAATTAAGCGAATTGGACAAGCTAATAAAGGTGCTTGCCGTAACGCTATTAATCTTATCTTGAAGTAAGTTAACCATATTATATTGCGAATATAATAAAATTAACCAATATAATTTCGTCTTATCTCTTTTTCACAGTATCTAATTCCGTCGATGCAATGATTATGATCGTCAATAGGCTCATCAATCTTCCTCGGATTCCATCCATAATTCAATAATTCATTCTTTAAATTGGTGCTATTTTCATGCACGTATATTGTCCAATCCTGCAAATGTTCAACGCCTATTGCCACTCGCTCTTTTATCGCTCCGTAAATATTCCAGCCATCTTGTAAAAATTGATTGATATTAGCAGGGTTCGCGCTATCAGCAACGGTTAAAATGTTTTTATCAGTCGAATTATTTGCCCATTCCAAACAATCGTCCGGTGTTAACCCCGATTTATAAACGCGCTCTTCAATGTACATGGTTTTATGTTTCCACGAATAACGAATATAGGTTAACGTGAATGGGTCAACATAACCCCAGTCGATACCTTGTATCGTTAAATAATCTTCGGGAATGTCGCCATCTTTAAACTCCTGCCAATTGGTAAAAATTAAATTATCCGCGCCTGTTTTCCATTTACCGATAACCTTATGCGCGTATTTATCGAAGTTTTTTAGCTTAATTTCCTCAACCTCCCTTTTGAATTTGTCCGATAGGTGTTCAAGATTATCTAAGTAAGTAGTATGAATATGCAGTACATCGGGATGAGTGCTTACCTGGACTTGCACCCCGTCAATATTAACCAGCCTAAACGAGTCTTTGATGTACTTTTGGTAAACAAAGTGCGTGTGGTTACTAGGGTTCATAATAATGACTATCCTATTTTGCGCCTTTTTTGAACGTATAGACAAAGAAAGGTTTTCAAAATCGTCCTCACTTTGCCACTCCTCCGCTTCATCAACTACGAAGGTGCTTAATCCTTGTATTGATTTAAGATTTGCAGTCTGGTTACCCGAACTAGTTTTAATACCCTTGAATAAAATTACCGAATTTGTAACTTTATTAATTACCTCGCTTTTGGTTACGTGAAAGTTAGGATGGTCCCCTTCTA